AGTGCCTTTGTAATTTATAATTGCATAGTTGCCAAAGCTATCTTTATTTTTAATTGGTCTAAATAAAACAGCCATAAGTTTATGTAATTCATTTACGTCTGTTCCATAATTTGAAGCGTCTATATATTCTCCTTTAGTCATTTTATCCAAGTTAGGAATGAATCCAAACTCAACATCTTTAATAAAGAAAGTAGGTTTAAATTCTACTGTTTGATTAAGTGCTAAATCAATTTGAGTAACTATGTCGTTGTAATCTGAAACGCTTATTAAATCAATTCGTTTGCGTTCTAATCCGGTAAATATTTGAATCTTTCTTTTATTGAAATTATATTCATCTAAATCAGTTCTTTCCAATAGCTCATTATACAATTGAAATTGATGTAATGTAATATCTTGTATAGATTCTGGCAATGTGATTTTCATACTATTAAACTAAATTAATTGATTATTGTTATTAGCGTATGTCGTGGGTAAATCCACCTGTTAGATTATATGATATATTGTAACGTGCTGCATCGAGTATATGATTCCAAGCATCTAAAAATAATTTACTACCTTTGTCAGTGTAAACATAATTGTTTAACTCTTTAGCAATATTTTCGCCTTCAACTATCAATTCATAATCTTGCATTATTGCTATTCCTGCACTAATCGAACCTGCCCCTTTTGTTGTTCCAATTACTCTGCACCCCATTTTTACCAATTCATTTATTAAACGAGGCTCTGCACTATCTGCGACTATCAATTTATTACCACAAATAGTTTTATTGATGTGTGCTATTTCGGAAGTGGTAAGTTTAGGTTTATAAAGATGTTCTTTTAAGTAAATGCGTTTTTGTTTTCTGTCAATTGCAACCTCTACCAATGTAGTTGGGTCAATACTAAACCCATAATCCTGACCAAATGAAGTCTGTAAATTATCAGGGTTGAAAGCTCCGAATCTCCAATTAGTAAACACAACACCTTCGGCTTTATCTAACCAACCCCCGAGTATAACGTGTTCGTATTTCTTTGGATTGTTTAGTTTTATTTGTTCTATTTGGTCAAGGAAAGATTCTGAAAGATTTTCATAATTATCCAAATAACTGGAATGAATAAATGTAGTATCATTCTTTATCAATGTACTTCCTTCCTGTACTTCTTTTTGCTCAAAGAAACGTTTATAAATAAAGTGTTCTTTGGTTGCTGGATTCAAAATAAGTATAACCCTGTTTTGTTTTACATTGTGACGTATCGAATAGTCAATTTTATCAAATATATCTTCGTCATTTAATTCCTCCGCTTCATCAAGCACCCAAGTGGTAACTCCTGCCAATGATTTTAAGTTAGCCGTTTGTGTTCCCATCGATGTTTTAATACCACGAAACAAAATCTTTGAACCTGTTTTAGTATTTACAATTTCGTCTTTGGTTATGTAAAAATCATTGTGAAGTCCTACCGTTTCAATCTTGTCAATAAATTCTGGAATGATTGAAATGTGTGCGGACGTTAAAGTAAAACGAGTAAATAAAATAACGTGTCCTACTTCATAAGTCAAAAGTAAAAGGAAGCTGTTAATCGAATAAGATTTACCGCTTCCCCTTCCCCCAGAAATAATAAAGTACCTACTATCGCTACCAAGCAGATTGTATTTTTCGTTAATGCTTATCAAAATCTTTTAATGATGATCCTCCGTCAATTTGATTTTTAGAAACTTTAAACATCTCTTTAATGTCGAAGTTGTTTAGATTGTGTGTTGTTTCGATTGTTTCTTTTGGTTTTCCAACTGCATATTCAATAAGTAGTTTTGCTGCTGAAATTCTATCTCTTGAATTTTCGTTACTACTTTTCATTATAGATGCAAGAACTTCAAAAGATTCCTCTACGTGAGGACTAGCAAGGTCAACTCCTTTCAACTCATCTTTAACAGATGGTCTTCCACCTTTATTTCCTATTGTTCCTTTGTTATCTTTTCTCTTATCCATAATCAGTATAAATTAGTTAACTAATTACATTTTCTATAACCAACTTGAACTATCTCTGACCTGCTTTCATAGGTTGTAACCGTACCACAGTCACTAGTGAGAGTATATTTCCATTGGGTATTGTTTGGATTCGGTTCTACCTTAGTAATTGTCCCACAATTACAATCAATTGTTTGTTCTGGTGTGCATCCTACTGCTAACAATAGCAATGCAATTAATTTAATAATTTTCATAACTATCAAAAACTTTATCTAATTTATCAATCATTGATATTAAAGGTTTCGGACTACAGCTTGCGCAAGGAAACCAAACCGGCCTATTGAATACGCTTGCATATAACTCACAAACAAAGTTTACTTGGTCACTACTTATTGTAAGCGTTCGTATTGCCTTGAATTCTTCCCATCTATTATATTCATCTTCGGTTAAACATCGTGCCTTAAAACGATACGGAAATAACTCATTAAGCTTTTCTTTACGCTTTTCGCATCCACAATCTTTTCCTTCAACAAAGATTTGTAATCCTGTAGCCTTAATTACTTTTTCTATTGTATCTCCTAAACCTCTACTTCTTCGTTTTGCCATTTTTTAAACGTTTGTTTTTATACAAATCAATATCATTTCCTAAAATTGTTTTCCTTGCTTTATCTAATTCCCTATGAATTAACCCATAATTAATATGCTGGTACTTCTCGGATATTTGCCTAACTGATAAATCATAAGACTCTTTTAATAAACCATTTTGTAAATAAGATAACTTTTCACAGTCCTGTATGATTGATAATTCGTAATCTGTTGGTTCAAATGTATTGTCATTTTCCGCTAAGTTATAAAAATTATCAATAGAAATGTTATTATTTGATTTAATGTGGTCTAAAAATAAATTTCGTATGGTTCTTATCACATAAAAGTCATTAATTTCTTTCTTGCAATCGTATAGTTTTAGATACATATCGTTAACCAAGTCATCCGATAGCATTTTATCCTTGCATATAATCAAAGCTGTTTTTCTCCAAAAAGAATCCTTTAATGCAAGTTGTTGAATCATAACCCAAAATTACAAATAAAATCCCAATCTAATACCATAACCTACTTTTTTTTCAGTTTTAATGTTATTCGCAATCCAATCGTTATAAATTCGACCACCTATAAATAGTTTTTCAGTTAGTTTTTTATCAACACCATACTCTAAGCCAAATACTGCTGTAGGTGTTTCGTAAAGCTTTCCTAAACGAATGCCAAAATGATTCACCCATTGATCGTCATAGCTATCGGACAAGTTAATTCCAATGCAACCAACGGCTTTATTTTGGCTTAATCCAGCTCTAATGTAAAGATTACGTGACGTTTCAATTTCTATTCCGTCATTTCCAACGGCAATGTGAAATGATTGATTGTCTTTAATGTGAACTTGGCTAAACGATAGCGAAGTGAATAGTAGTAATAGTAGTGTTTTCATAATCCTATTTATTTTTGTGCGGTTGGGATTAGTTGAACATCGCATTGTATTAAATCTTCAATAGTGAATAATTGAAAATATGAATGATAACCATCTTCTTTTTTAGTAGTTAAATATAATCTGTTTTTTGTGTACCAATGAACAGAATTTTGAATTCCATTTTTGATTGAATACTTTTGACTTTCCGTAAATTCAAACCCATCAAACAAACATCTTTCTTTTGCTTGTTGGTATTCTCTATCTGCCGCATTATGCCCAGTATCACTTTTTCTTGTTATAATCTTTCCATCTTCATCACAAGGCACAAACATCCATAGTTCTAAAGGTTGTTTTAAAAAGTTGGCGTAGTTTTGAACCTCCATAAATCTATTTAAAATAGTCTTAGTTGACATTGCTTGCTCTAAAACAAAATCGGTCATTGATATTAAATTTTTCATAACTTCTCTATTTTTAACGTTATTTTTTTACCTTCATCAAAGGCGATTAGTTCAAGTGTGCAAAACTGCGGATTGCGGGTTCCATTAAGCCACTTTAAAAATTTTGTAATTTCAATTTGATGCTTATCTGCAAATTGTTTGTTTGAAAGACCCGATTCTTTGACCAGGTCTTTCAGGATTTGTTGGTGCTGTGTCATATTGTTTTAACTTGGTAAAATTTGACCGCTTTAGATTTTTATTAAGTTTTCAATTCTACAAACTGCTTCTTTTATCGTTAGTCTCGGACTGCAAACTATCCACAATTCTTTGGGTTTTATTAAAGTCACTATACAATTATTAGTAATACTTTTTACCGTATAAATATGATCACTAGTATTTTTATGTTTTACCTTGTCACCTATTTCTAAATTTAACCCCATTACACTAAATGTTTAGGGGTTAAATCAGTACCGAACATTTCAAGATGTAATTTGCAAGCATCTAATATTTGGTTTTTAAATTTTGCATAACCACCTTTTTTAATTGCTTTTGATTTTAAAGAGTTGATTGCTTTTGTAGATTCTAATTGAGTTTTCATAATTTTATTTTTTAAAGTTTGCCGTGTAAATCACTTCCTTAACTCTGATGCGAATATACAACCTTTATTTAGATATTGGACATTTTGTACAAACTTTAACATAATTTTAACATTATTAAAATAAAAAAAAGTAATAAATAAATTGCTTTTTACTTGCGAGTAATAAATATGTTACTTATATTTGTATAACAAAATCAAACAATAGGAATTATGAACGCATTTACACAAATTTTAGAAAAAGCAGCAAGTCAATTAGATTTTGATTTTAATGTTTGTCAATCAGATAAAAGTGAAGCAGCTTATTTACTTATAGCTTGCTATAGTAATTCTGACTTAAACGATGTTTATAGCTGTTTAGGAGCAAGATTAGCAAGTCACGATGCAATGACGGCTAACTCTAAAAATTACGAAATTCAATTAGAATCATTTGATGATTTTAATTATTCAGATAATGAATTTTCAACTACTTGGGGAATTGATGAAGATGGAGATTTTTCAGAATCTGCATTAGAAGATAGATTAGAGTTTAAAAATGAATCAGAAATGATTGAATATATGGCTAATTGCTTGGTTGTTAAATTAAAATCAAAAATATAAATGAAAAATTATACCCACAAAGATTTCAAAGAACTTAAAAAGCAACTCGGTTTAAGAAACCGTGACATTGCTTTGATTATTGGCTTAACTGAAAATAGTGTTAAAAATCAAACCGCACCCAGTAAAGAGTTACCTACTTGGGCAAAGGCTATGATCTATGTTTACAAAATCCAGACCCGTAGATTGAAACCTGATACGTCAACGTAATAATGACCCGTTGACTTAATCCCGACCCGTGGATTGAAACTTTTTCTTAGGAATAATAAAACCTTTCTCAATCATTTCTTGTTTAGAATATAAAGGTGGTGCTTCATTTAATAGCTCAGGTTGATTCATTTTGCTTTCGAGATAAATGTATTCCACTTTATATTTTTCGATTAAATAGTCTATCTGCGCATCGCTTATATGAGCTTTATGACCTATTTGCTTTAAAATTATTTGCTCGTATTTAATTATTTTTCGCAACTTAGAGTTCTCGATATTTAGGATTTTAGCAGCTTCTGATATTGTTTTCATACCTAAAATAGTTTTTGTTGTGCTACGTGATTATTGATTCTTTGCATAGCTTTGTCGAAGTATTCTTTATCAAGCTCGCAGGCTGTAAGGTCAAATCCGTAATCGTGGCAAGCTATTGCAATTGAACCTGAACCTAAATGAGTGTCTAGGATTTTATCGTTTGGCTTTGCGTATTTGTCAAGAATCCATTTATATAATTCAGTTGGTTTTTGTGTAGGGTGTATTGTTTTATATGTTTTATTTCTTCCTTTTATACCGTTAGCTAAACCGTTCCAAGCCCAATAAAATCTTTTTGCAGGAATATCAAAACTTGTCCAAGCTAATTCCCCATCTGAATAAGTTTCTACACTTGGGTCTTTATCCCAAAAAATAAAACTTTTACATCCATTTTTCCATAAATAAGAAAAATAATTACCACCCCAAATAATCTGATTTTTAGAAACTCTTTTTAGTTCGTTAAAATATTCATCATTTGGTATTTCATTATCCCAACTTTTACTTTTTTTATCCCTTATTTTGTTATCAAATCCAATCCCATAAGGAGGATCAACTATTGCAAGGTCAAAATAGTTATCAGGATAACGAGCCATAAGCAACATATTATCTTCATTTGTTATTGTTAAGCTCATACTTTCTCTAATTTTATAAATTCATTATTGTATCCTATTTCTATTTCAAAAAATCCACCCTGCTCGTCCAGATACTTGAATGAATGAATCCAATGCCATCTTTCTGTTTTGTCTATCCATTTTGATGGAAGTTGTGAATTTTTGCGTGTTCCGGACAAACGAAATGGTCTGCCTTTATCATCTATTTTAGTTTTACTTAAAACTAACTCGGCTGTATAAAGATAATTGCCGTGTCGATCTGTTACTTTAATTTTGCCCATATTTTTAGATTTTTATTTATTCGTTGTTTTTGTTTTTCAAGTGGTGCAAAATGTGCTGGTGCAAAACCCTATTATATATAGGGTTTTTTGCACCGTTGCACTAGTGCAGGATTTTAACGTTTTGCACTAGTGCAAAGTAAAATTTTGCACCATATAAAAAACTTACATTTAAAAAGGACTTGTATCTCCTAAATAATATTTTTTTGTTGCTGGTTCGTATAAAATTTTACCTTCTTCTATTGAGCTTTTCATAAAATCTTTTGCGTATCTATCGCCCAAAACATCGCCTGTAATTTTCAAAAATGCACGTCTTACCCTGTCGCATAAATCCTTATACATTATTCCTTTTTCATCCGAATTAGTAAAAGATTCAATTAATATTTCGGATGCGTTATTATTTAATTTATCTTTTTTTGTTTCAACTGGTTCTTTTTTGCGTCTTGAAACTGTTTCGCAAAATTCATAATCAATAATATTTGGATTACCATTTTCAGTAATTTCAAAAGCGAATGCATCGGGTTTACGATTTCGTGTTGCTAACGATTGTACAAGCCTTATATTTGAATTTTCTTTATCAATTGATACTCCAAGTACAGTTTCGCTTTTATCGGCTAATTTTGTGCCTAAATGCCCTTTCATTTTATGCGATAAATCACCAGGATTTAAGTGAATAACGTTAAGTATGTGTAAATCGTTTTCAGTTGCCCAAATTCTTAAGTCGGTCACAAGTTTGTCGGCTAATTTAAGGTCGTTTGTATCGATTGAAAGGTCTGAAATACCGTCAATTATAACAAGGCTGTATTTTTTTGAATAAACAAGCTCTCTAACATAGTCGTAACGTGTATCAGTTCCAACCGCATCGAATTGATAAACATCTATATTATTTGAAACTGCATTAAAATTGTTGGTTTGATCCGTTGCGTTTTCATTAACTAAATCACGCATTTGTTTTAACCCAAGTTGCACGTGGTACTTGCTTTGTTCGGTATCGATATACAGGATTTTATCCCTGCCGTTTGGCATTTCTGAATGTAGGCGATTTTGAAACACCGACTTTTTTAAACAAGCCGAAATTATAAGTTTAATTAAAAAAGTCTTTCCAACTTTTGCTTGTGCAGTTACGCAACTAATATTTTGTCTTGTCATTACCATTCTTTTATTCTCTCCATTCGGATCACAAACTGATAAAATAATTTCAGGCAAAGGAATTTCCTCATTAATATCAATTTTGAAACGATTAATATCATTAATGTCAATTACTTTTATTTCATCTTCAACTTGTTTTAATATGGTTATTGGTTCATACATAATTTTTAAAGTTTTGAAGTGAAAGATTTATTTGTGTTTCAAGTTGATATTTTACTGTTTCTAAATCCCAATTATTACCACATTTTGCAAATTCAATCGGGTCAAGTTTAGGTAATTTTTTTTCGTGTCTTTTGCGTAGTTCCTCGAGTTCATCAATTGTTTTTCCCTTTAGGAATGGATCAAGTATTTCCTTTTGTTTAAAATAATTTTGCAACTCCATAAATTTCAAACTACGTTTTAAATTTTCAATTCTAAATTCCATTGGTTCTGAAAGAACTTTATTAATTTGTTTATTTGCAAAATCAATATCGACATAATGATGCAATAGCTCGCAAAGCGTGAATGCGTAAAGTTTAGCGAATAATAAATTTTCTTGATTGGTTTTTTGTTGCTCCAAATTAAGAATATTTAGTATTTCATTGAGTGCCTCAGCATCGTTTTGGTTTGGTTTATTTTGTTTCGAAATTGTGAAACGAAGTCTTTTTATAGCATCGGATAGTTTCATATATTTATAATTTTATCCTTTCGATTAAATAAATCTCGGCAGTTTTCCAATTTGAATTTTTTAAACGAGTGTAAAGCGTTGGTTTTGAAATACCAACAATTTTACAAACTTCATCATCAGTTTTATAGAATCTCATTTGTTCCACTTTTCTTGTGCAGTCAAATTTTGTCATATTTTATGTAGTTAAATTTTTTACTTATTATGGGGTAGAAAAAACCGCTAAATTATAACGGTTTTGAATTACAAATATACTAATAGTTTTTTAATATTTTTCAAATGCTGTCTTTTTTTTGTGACAAGATTTGCAAAGCGGTTGCAAATTTTCAATACTGTTTTTACCTCCAGAAGCGATTGGAATTTTATGGTCAATGTCGAACTCTCTTTCTACTAAATCAGTTCGGCAAACATTGCATTTATAATTATATACACTGCAAATTGATTGTTTTTCAAATTCAGAAAAGGAATGTCGTTTACTTGTGTCGTCAAATTGTTCTGATTTATCAATGAAAATTATTTTTTCTTTTGCTCTACTCATTGCTACATAAAGCAATTGATTAGCGTCTTTATAGTTGAGTGAATAAAAATCGTAAACTGGTATTATTACATTTTTGTAAGTGCTACCTTGTGCTTTATGGCACGTGATTGCATATGGACGTTTTAATTTTGCAAAACTGTTTTGATAATCGGAAAATCTTGTATTGAGGTCTTTCAAGAATTTTTTATTTTCTTCAACGTTTTTACCTTCTTTTATGTGTTTTAAATAAGTAGTTCTTTGTCCATAAACTGAACTACTAACACCGCCCCCATTTTGGCCATATAAACCACCGTGTATGTAACGGATTTCACTTTCGTGTGAATATTCATCAACAACGGTAATTTTGTTGTAAATAATGTTTTTTGTAATTGTTGATTTTATTTTAAATTTCTCCTCGCAATTGGTTTCTATACCTTTTACCTTAACTATATTAGATGTGTAAAATTGCGTTTTTCTTTGTTTTTCTTCGTGAATGTAAAATTGGTCAAACATCAATTTATCACCAACATTTATTTCATTTAATCGATAATCTTTACGCATCGACTTTGTAGAACCAATTAACCAATTTAGCGATAAAACCGTTAGGTTTTTGAAACAAACCGCAACCGCATCATTTTCTTTAATGTAGTCTTTCAGACTTTTGTCTTTAGTTTTAAAGAAAAGTATATCGACGTTGTTATTTTTTTTGTTTGCTAATAATTTCGGATCTATTTTTTTATCCATAAAGTTGCGAAAATTTGCAATTAATTGCCCCATTTCGGAATCCAGCCTTTGGCGGTTTTGGATTGTAAGCGTGAATGAATTAGTATCTAAAAGTTTTGTAAATACTCTGGATATTAAAAACCCGTCAGGGTTTCGCACCACATTACTTTTTTCTTCTTCAATTGGCGGTAACTGCAAATAATCACCCAATAAAATTATTTTGCATTTTGTGGCGAGTTTTTCAATCTGTTCAATTTTTTGAAATGTAATCATTGAAACCTCATCAATAACAATAATGTCAGGAATCTGTTTTGCAGACGGCAAACGGTAAGTAATTGTATTTTTATTTTCGTGGTCTTTTACAATTCGAAAACCCAAAAACGAATCAATTGTTTTTGTTGTTGGATTGTCAACTCCATTACTAATTAGGCTTTCTTTTAGCACCGTAACCACTTTATTAGTAGCTCCTAAAAATATAACGCTTTCCTTAATGTCTGCAAGGACATTGCAAACAACTGTTGTTTTTCCTGTTCCACCAGCTCCTAACACTCCGTAATACCCTGTATCATTATTTTTAATCCAATCCAATAGGATTGTTTTAAGTTGGATTTGCTCCGTGTTTAGTTCAAATTTTTTCATAATTATTTTTTTAGTAAATTATTTTACTTTGTTTGTGCAAAAAATGGCGGTTAAATTTAATCAACCGCCTTTTATTATTCACTAATTAAATCAAATGTTTCGATTAATAAATTTAACATTTGATTTTTAGAAGGGCAAATCATCGGCATCCTCTGGATTAATTGGTGTGGCCAATTCCGTAGCTCCTGCGCTATCGTTTTGATTTTGTCCAAAATCTTTAATATTACCAAGTATAGGCAATTTAATTTCGGCAGCTTTTTCTTTTCCAAGTTCCTTGTACTTGTTGGTATCAAGTTTTTGCGAAATAAATCCATTTTGACCGTATTGGTCAGCTTCTTCTCGAACTATTACGGAAACGTTTAAATAAATTGCACCGTCTTTTTCTGTAAAATAGTTGCTTTCGATTGGTAAAAGAATACATTTTGCACCTTTTTTTGTTGTGATAATTGCACTTTGCAATTTGGTCAAGGCTAAAGAGCCTGATAAAACTTTTTGATTGCTCATAATTATTAGAATTTAATTGTTATACTTGATTTTCTTGGCGTTGTAGAAACTTTTGGCACTTGATTACCATAAGCATCAAATGTATCTTGTTTTTGTGCCATTTTTAATTGTTCGGTTCGATCATCTAAACATCGCTTTAATTCTTGCCAAATTTCGTCATCTGCATAGTTTACGGTATTGCCACCGTTTACGGGCGAAAACTCAACACCTAAAACTATTTGTTTTTCTCGGTCAATTATATGACCTCTAAATTTATCAACTGCTGAATTTACTAATTGTTGCAATCGAACTAAATTAGCTCCCAATTGCATTATGTCGCAATCTCCAGATTCTAATACATTTTCAATTAATGCCTCTCCTGTTTTAATAGCGTCTTTCTTTGTAAAAGTGCTGTCGTAGAGAGTTGTCATTTCTTCGGCTCTCATTTCAAAAAATTGTAGTTTAGACATTTTCAGTGTTTTTTAAAGTTTCGTAATAAATATCAATTTGTGTTTTTTGAACATCGTTAACTTCTAATTTGTTTTGTTCGATTAAATCCAAATACTTTTCAATTGTAGTAACGTCAGAAGTTAAAAGCTTATCCAGTTGCTTTTGGTTCAGTTTAGGTATTTTAACTTCTTCTACAATTACTTCCACGTGTTGGACATCTTCTGTAACTTCTGGCATTTCTTCTGGAACATAAACCGACATTTGAAATACATCTGGACAAAACCATTTTTGACCGTTACTAATTGCACGTGCATATAACATATTTTTTGGAAATTTATCCAAGTTTTTTGTACCTTGTTTTTTAGCGTCCTCAATTGTAAAAGTAGAATTTCCAATAAACTCCATTCCATTAACTGATTTTTGAAAGAAATCAATAGAACAAACTTTATCCGTCAATTCTTTGACTTTAAAATCGTACTTTTCATTTCCTTTCACACAACTTGCAATTAATCCAGCTCCTAAAGTTGGCTTTCCCATTATAATATTGATTCCTGTCATAGATGCAAATGCACCGATACCCATTTCTTTACCAGCCTGCACTTTTACAAATGCCTGCGACATTTGTTTTGCATCTGTAAACATTCCACTTTCGGCAAAAAGTTTTGCCATTTGCACAGTTTCATTTACTGTTGTAGTTGTTAATTCATTCATAACTCCTAAATATTTTAAATTAAAATTCCCCTCAATGACCGCCAAGTGCAAAGAGAGGAATCGTATGTTTCTAATCTTGGCGGATTTTGTTTTGTAAAAGTAGCAATTTATTTGTTTAGAAACAATATAAACTACATTTCAGGATTAAAACACTTGCGCATCATTGTATTGATTTGGTTGGTCAATCCTTGGAAATACGTTGTTTTTTGGATTGTGTAGGTATTTTTGCAATCTTCATTAAGCAACTCACAAAATTCAGTAAGATTGTTTTTTAATTCAATCATTCGGGGGTTCGTTACCTTTAGTTCGTCAAGGCATTCGAGTAGCAGGCTCATCAGACAAAAAAAGAGATGCATTTGAATTCGTGTTTTTTTATTTCTCATAATATAATCTTTATCAAAACTAATCCACAAATAGCACCGCATCCAGCACCAAGTGCATAAATTAGTTTTTGGTTAATAGTTGAAATTGCAACTTTTGAAACATTGAACGCCCATAATAGACTAATTCCGAAGCTTGCTAAAAATATACCTATCCAAAATAATTGTCCAATGAAATAGGTATTAATGGCTACCAAGCCAATCTGAAAGAATGATGTTAAAAATATTTTCATAGCGTTGATTACTCCTTATCTTTAATTATTCTATTTCTCAATTCATTTCTTAGCGATAAATTAGATCGCTTTAGGCTCTGGTTTTCTTCGAATATATCAAAGAACATCTGTGAAAATATGTAACAGCCAATTAAGGCTATTACAAGTGCTATCATTAGCAGGATAGTTGTTGTTGTCATAGTTTATCATTTTTTATGAAGCAAAGATATATCAAACAAATAAATAAAAATGTTAAAATTATGTTAAAACTGCGTATAACGTAAAATTATGTGTATCTTTGCTTCATAATTAAAACATAAACACTATGAACAAATACAGTTTACAGCAGAACTTTTGCAAAGTATTAATGCAAAAAAGAATTGAATTAAAGGAGCAAAAACAGGTATTGAACGATATCTCTATATCTGCAATCGGTAGATGGCAGTCAGAAGAGTTTTCTCCAACCTTAAAAAAAATGGAAGAAATCTTGAAGGCTAATAATATCGAGTTACCGTTTTTCTACGATGGCAAAATTGAAAATGCTATTGAGTTTGCTATTGAAAAAGCAGCCGAAAAAGGAATGAAATTAACATTTAATATTGAGAAATTATGAAAAGACCAATCGCAATGAGATGCAATCAAGAACAGTTTGATAGTATTAAGGATAGGATAAATTTACCTATTTTACATATTACAAGTTTTACAGATGATACTTATTTAACAAATTTTACAGATGATACGTATATTGTTACAAATATATCTTTTATTAGGAATAATCAAGAAATCCACGAAACATTCAACGCTGATATATTCTTAGAAGCGTGTGGGGTTGAAGTTGAGAAGGTTTGGAAAGGTAGTGAAATGCAATTCAGATTTGCGGATAACGATGTGTGGACAAATTGCGTAAGCGATAACGAATACAGATTGAAACCACAACCAAACTACTCTAAAGAAATAGAAGCTTTGCAAACCAAAGCAAAAGAAAACGGAATGAATGTAATTATTAAATTTGATAAATTATGAAAAACACATCAAACTTTACCAGCAAGTTAATTTTCGAGCATAATTTAGCAGTAACGCTATCAAGAAATGGAATTAATCCACCAGAAGTAAATTCTAATGTAGAGCGATTCTATGAATGGATGAAAAGAATAGGAAATATTTATCTATCCGACAGAGATAGAATGGTAGAGGCATTTAGAATTATATCACTTAATCAATAGAAATTATGGAAGAACTAAAAATGTTAGAAATGGAATTGTCTCTATTACAAGATAATATCAAAAGATTGAAAGAATATCGGGAATATCACAATAATCAACATTGGAGTCCTTGCCATTCAAACGTAGTTGGAGAATTTAAGCACAGATTAATCGCTCTTAAACAAAGAATTACTTTAGCTTCAAAAATTACAACTTTACAACTTTTTTAAATAAGAAATTATGAACCCAGACGACTACATTGAAGGAACATTTAGAGATGACAATCCTGCAAACATCAACGAAATAGAATGCACACCGCAAACTGAATTGGAAGAGCAACAGGAATGGAATCAGGAGCTTTTATCAAAAGTAAAAAAAATGAAAGCGCAATTAAAAAAACTTGCAGAAATTGAGCAGACATTCACAACTTTTGGACATTTAAGTTATGAAGATCAAAAAGAAAAAAGAAAAATTTTGAATCAATATTATGATAATAACTAGATACAAAGACAACTACTCTTTAATTCCAAATTTCATAGCTTATAGAAAAAGTGGTGAGTATTTATTTATACAAGAGTTGTTTAGCAAACCAAATAAATATCATTATAATATTGGAGTTTGGCATATTAAATATAAAAATAAACGATGACAGCCTTGTACTAATTGTACAAGACAAAAGACAAAAAACAAACTTTAAATTAAACCTGAACTTGCCATTTTTGCAAACCTGTGTTAGCATTAGTGCGGTTCTTAAAACTATGTTTTATGGCAATTAGAGGCAGAAAAAAAGGAGTGCCAAACGGAAACGGAAATGCAAAAGGAACTGATAATTGTGATTTTTGCGAAGGTACTGGTGGACATTTTGGAAAAAGTTGTGGAGCTTGCAATGGAACTGGAAGTGAAAGAATGAGAAAGCAATTGCAAAAAGTTTACAACGCCCAAAATAATTTACCAATAAATTATAATTTAACAGATAAAACAAAATGAGAACAAAATTAACAGCAGAACAAAAGTTGCAAGCATTATCATCAAAATATTATGATGGATTAGAATGGCAACCAAAAAAAGGAGATTATTATACAACTTCGAGAAATGATTTAGAATTATATCAAATCGTTGATGAAAATGAAACTACTTTTTTCACTAACTATTTAGATGAAAAGAAAGCTCTAGAACCACACGAATGGAGTAAAAAACAATTTCTTAAAGATTTTGGAGAAAGGCGAGTTTATGTTCCTGATTTCGTTTTTGAAATGTAAACGTAGCATTGATGCTAACGTTTTGCTAGTAGGCGATGGTTGGGGTTAAAAATCTCAATGCTTCGGACTAGCCAAAAACACAACAAGTACAAACAAATTTATAAATCAAAACCGATGCCCAACTATTGCTTACTAGCTGTTAGCAGTAGTACGGGTTTTAAAACTAAATAAACTTATGGAAAACTATAGCGGAACTTTAAGAATATCCAATCCTATAACATTACAAAGATGGATTGATAACGGAAAATATCAAGAATTAATAAATGATGGATACTTATTTAATGTCGGATGTGGAAGATTTAAAACTGAAATATGTACTTGTTCAGCTTGTAGGACTAAATCTAGACCAGAATTAAAAAAAGTTCTTGAAAAAGCATTAATGTAGTGTTACTGCTAACTTATCGTGGCTTTGTGATGTTGCCGAAAAAACACACACTAAACTTTAAATTTAAGACAAATTATGAAAGTACAAAACAATAATTCAATTCAAGACCAAGACGGTAATAGCTCAAAACCGCTGTTATGCATAGTTGCGGTTCTTTGTTTAAGAGGTAAAGACTTCAAAGATTTTGAGAGAAAAAATAAGAAAGAAAATGAAAGGTTTGTTTGGATTTATGACACTAAACAAGTTTACGGAAGATTATTTGATAGAATTGAAAAAGTAAGAGATTGGTACGATATGAATAACGCTTCTGAAATATTAGAAGCTCTTGAAATCCGTTTACGTAGCAATTATGCATAACGGACGGCGATTGTCGTGGTTCGAGAAAATAAGCCAACACATTAAATTTATAAATCAACTAAAAAATATTACAAATGAAACAGTTAAAAAATGAAGCCGAATCACGACAATCGTGTGTTAGTGTTTCGGTTACGGATTTAAAAATAGGAAACTATTACAGTTATGATGATAATGCAATCAAATTAGACGGTAGTTTATTAGCTACTTATTTACAAAACGATACTGATTTGTATCTATATACAATCCCACTAACCGAAGAATGGTTAAAGAAGTTTGGATTTACCCAATGTGAAAATGAGTTTTGGTATGAAAAAGGTTTTATTGGTATTTCACTTGATGGATTAGTAAATCTACAAGGACGTGGATATAATGATGTTGATTTAAGTACTAAAGTTAAAACTATTAATCATCTTCAAGACTTATATTTTTGTTTGACTGGTTCGGAATTGCAGATTGGTAATTTAACTGAACACTAACGGTTCGCAGCCTTGTACTGCCGCCTATGCGGTTGCGTAAATTCGGCGGTAGTTCAAGACTGATGTTATGCACTGGGCGTGTCATTAAAGATAAATAATAATTAAAAACTAAAATAAAAAATGGAACAATTAGTAAAATATTACAAAGTTGTCGAGGTAGAGTTAGAAATTCCTTTTATTCCTAAATAGTATTTATTATGAAAAAAACATTAGAAATAAGAAGAAATTTAAAGCAGCGTGAACATATGGAAAATTTAGTTCACGATTTAAAAAAAGATTTAAAAGAAATTGAAAGACTGATTGAACGTTACGAAAAAACAGTTGAAAAATTGAATTACGATTTATTGCTTTGGGATGAATTTTCTAAAGAAACGAAAACGTAGCCTTGTGCATAACATTTTGCAGCTATATTTAGTTGCGGATTTTGAAAACGAAAACTTTAAATAAACAAAAAATTATGTTAGAAAACGAAAATTTAAATGAAGCAGAAACTCCGCAATTGAATATAGGTGCAGTTATGCCTCGTTTTATTAAAATCGGTGGAGTTGAAATTGAACAACCTGATGCTGATGGCGATTTTGAAATAACAATCAAAGACAATGATGGTTGTGAAGTGTATCGCTATTTGACAAATTCACAAGCTCAAAAATTAGTGGACTTTATTTCGCACTTTTTAAATGAGGCATAACGTTCCCTCGCTACACGCAGTGGCGGGATTGAAAAACTAAATTTCTAATTAAAAAATAAACGTGATGAAAAACGAAATAAACGAAAACGAGCCATTGCTTGTAGCGAGTGTTATGCCTCGTTGTTCTACTTGTAAGCATTGGAAACAAAACACTTTTTATAATTATAAAGGTGCTGTAAACGATGGTTTTTGTAGCGAAATAAGTAC